ATTCCTCAGGCAACCTGCGTGCAGAACCGTCGAAAAATTATGGAAAATCAAACGAGTCACAACTCGACGAGCAAGGCACCCCGGTAGCGATGGATCAACTGCCCGAGCAGGCAAGGCAGATACCTGAGCCTGTCGCAAAAAATAAAGTTGCCCAAGCAGGCAAAGGTAAGCAAAACAAACAAGAGACCAATGGACCAGCAAAAGAAAACAGCAAAGGACGCATTTACCAACGCAGCATCAGGGATGAGCCTGATGTTGGACGAAAATTTGCTGAAGGAATTGCAAGAACGGCATCCGAGCACCCAATGGGTTCAGCCGTCGAAGTCAAAGACGCCTCCTTCTACGATGCCCCAGACACCAAACTCTTCCTTGCCCCGGACAACTTGACTGGGGTTGCGGTGACTTCCTACGGCGACCTCGTCAGCGTATTTAAGCACCCAACCAGCAAAGAGAAGATTTTGCCGATTCTTGAGGAAGCGGCGGAATACGCAAGAACGCTAGATGCATATGATATCAACGGGTTCCTTCCGACCTTGTATTCCAAGGTTGGATTCCGCCCAGTTGCTCGCATTGCATTTGATTCTGAATTCGTCCCCAAGACTTGGCCGTATGAATTGGCAGGCACGCCAGATGTGGTGCTGATGGTCAAGGATCCAGAAGGATTGTCAGGCGCTCCAGAGATCGGCGATGAAGGCTACAATGCGATTCGCGATCAGGTGCCGATGTATGCCACCTACGGCGAAGCAATGGATGCTCAACAAAAAGCTATTGAATCCATCAATCGGCTTTCAGCCCCAGTCAATCCGGCAGCACCTGATGTCGAATTTAAAAAGCCATTGTCTCGAGACGAACCGCTTCCAGATATCGATGATACCTTGATTGACGATGCTGTTGACGTCGATGGATTTGCATTTGATCGACCCGCAAAGGTTTACATGCAGCACCCGGGTGGTGGCAGAACTTACTTCAACTATGACCCAGCGTATTTGATCAAGCCTGAATTCAAAGGGCTGAGAGCAACGCTCGAAGGGAAGAACGTCATTATCCTTGAGGCTGACAAGATGAGAGCGACTGGTGGCGACATGGGAGGTGCGTTGCACCCATTCTTGCGGTCAAACCAAGTGGTCGTTAGAGGTAGTGATGGAAAGCTGTATAAAGCCGTATGGGCAAACATGAACTCAGCATTCGTCACGAGAACCAAAAATAGGTGGTTCGACGATAAAGCTGAATACGCGCTTATTCACCTCATGGAAGAGGTTGCCCACTCATCAAATAAACGTATTGCTAGAACAGTTGGAGAAGCATGGGAGAAAGCGAACCTATCCAATTACGAGCAGCGTATTATTTCGGTAGCGATGCAGGCGGCAATCACTGCTCAAAAAAAGGCAACCTACAGTTTGAAGATCACCCAAGCGCAAAAGAAGATAAAAGAAGGTGATCTCACGGCAGCCGAAATAAAAAAATTCAATGATTTAATCAAGCAGCATACAAAAGACCGAGACGCATTGTCTTGGACCGGGATCGATGAGCAAATAGCGAAGAAGATTACCCAAATCAAATCTTCTCAAACAAGCCTTCAAAACGGAACTGGAACTCAAGCATCAGTAGACAAAGCTAAAAAGGCGCTCAGAGATTTCTTGGATGAGAATCCAGATCATCTGGCGGCATTCGATGCTATCAGCAACAAGACGGCTTCATTAAAAATTTCTGACAATATTGGGGATACATTCAAAAGCCGAGGCGCGGCAATCCAAGGGTTGCTAGGTATTGTATTTGATAAATTCAATCCTTCAGACTTGCTCAAAAAGACTGAGGACTTCCAAGGGTCTGAAAACATGGACCTTGTCGCAGCGGTTCAGCTTTCAAAAAACAAAGACATATTTGCTGTGTATTTTGGAAAGGATCCCAACGAAGAATCTGCGATGTCTGCATCTGAACGCGACGTTAGAGACAAGCTGAGAGCGGATCCAAATTTCGTCGAGCATGAAGCATTTGACTGGATGATGCTTGGTCCTGAAAACGCTGACAACTTTTTGGCAGAATCATCATTGAAGCCAGAAGAATTGATTCCAGAGTATCGTGACAAACACGAAAAAGCCAGCGTCAAAACTGGATCGGAAGAAACAGTGCTTGGAGCAATGAAGATGTTTGCTGGGATCCCATTGAAGGTGGTTAAAAAAACACAGGCACAGATTGATCAATTTGCAAAAAAACGTGATCTTCGTCTCGCCAAAAGAAAAGCCGAGCAAGCCAGAAAAGAGGATATCAAAAAAATCTCAAACAAGTTAAAAACTCGAGATGCGAATCTGGAAAAGCTGGCGAATCAGATTGCATCAGCGTCAGAGAAGCCATTGATCAAATCACTAAAGGCAAAAGAGTCCGAGGTGAAGAAAGACAGAAATGCGCTTGCCCGGCAAATTATTAAGCTGCAGAATATGAACTGAACTCAAACCGGATTATATGGAAAAGCAATACGCAGTAACAATCGATGACGCAAAAAATAACGCACTTGAAGTAGAATGCTTCAAGATAATGAAGTATGAACTTCTCGACCTTCCAGACGGGATGATGATTGCTATCCCACCAGACGCTACCGAAGACATTCGGATTGCCGCTCAAGAAGCACAGAACGGTAACTACGAGGCATTGATGAGAGCAACCGGAGGAAACTGAATATGCCACGCAAACTTGAGAAACCACCTGACGTCGATCCTCCACCGGAGTGGTTTGACGAAGTCCGTAAACGATCCGAAGAAATGGGCATCACCTACAAATGCATCGAAGTGTGCGCGCCTCGCACCGCTGCGACTGCGCTGTGGATGAAGGCGCAGGGAGTGTCCAACAAGCAGATATCGAAACGCACAGGACTGAGCTACGGTGCCATCAATGGACTGTCATGGCGGCACGCCGACACGCTTGAAACGAAGCGGAAGGAATTCTCGCAGAAGTATGCCATCGCTGCCCAGACGTTCACCGACTTGCTCTTCGACAAGGCCGAACAACTTGCTGAGAATCCTGACCAACTGGTCAACATCTCGCCAGACAAGCTGGCGCTCACGGTGGGTATCATGACCGACAAGGCAGCACAGCTCTCAGGCATGGCAGGGGTCGTCATTGAGCACCGCAAGGGAGCGTCCATCTCCGACGCTGCCAAGGTGATCTCAGAGGCCAAGGCACGCATCGCCGCCAAGCTCCGCAACGATGCCGTCGAGGCTGAAATTGTCACCGCATGATCTGGCGCAAACATCCGATCCTCGAACCTCCGACCGACGAGGAGATCGTCGAGCTTGACGAGGAGACTCTGCTCGAGATCCATGCGATCTATCACGAAGCAATTGAGAATGCCGAACGGGATCCGTATCGATTTGGATTCCGATTGCCGCACTGGGACAAGGCCGAGGAGCAACTGGCCGAGGTCACCGAGATTGTGGCACTCGGCGGAAACCGATCAGGCAAGACCCAGTGGGGTGCCTTCACGATTGTGCGGGCGGCGCTCGAGAATCCCGGGTCAGAGATATTCTGCTTCGCGCAGACTGCCGAGGTATCCATCCGGCAGCAACAGAGTGCCGTCTGGGATTGGTTGCCGGCCGAGATGCGGATGAAGCAGACGACCAGTGGCACCTATATCTCCTACACCAAGAAGAACGGATTCACAGACTCGTCATTGATCTTGCCCAACGGCAGTCAGATCATCTTCAAGACCTACTCCCAGTATCAAAACAACCCGACGATCTTGGAAGGTGCCGAGCTTGGCAGCCGCAACCCGAAATGGCACAACGTCGGTGTGTGGCTGGACGAGTATTTGCTTGGGCCGGAGTTGATCAACACGCTGCGGTTCCGCCTTGCTACTCGAGATGCAAAGCTCCTCCTGACGTTCACGCCGATCGACGGCTACACCGAGGTCATCAAGGAGTTTCTCGACGGTGCCAAGACCATTGAAAGCCGTGAGGCAGAACTGCTCAACGGCGAGCTTGTGCCATACGTGCAACGCAGTCAGAAGCGGAATGCATCTATCCACTACTTCCACTCTCAGGACAATCCATTTGGTGGCTACCACCGGATCAAGGAGGCACTGATGGGGCGAGGAAGGGAAGAGATCCTCATCCGCGCCTACGGTGTGCCAGTGAAGTCGCACGCGACGAAATTCCCGCGCTTCAACAAGGAGGTGAACGTGGTGCCGCCGGAGCGAATCCCGACCAACAACGTGACCCGATACATGATATTGGACCCAGCCGGATCCAAGGCATGGTTCATGTGCTGGATTGCAGTCGATGCTTCCGGCACCTTCTGGGTCTACCGTGAATATCCCGGCGTCGATGTCGGAGACTGGGCGGAATGGAAATCTGGCAAGTGGTTGCCGGGCGACGGTGCCAAGGGACAAGGGCTGGGCATTCGAGACTACATCGACATCATCCATGACCTCGAGGGCGAGGAAGAGATCTTCGAGCGTCTGATTGACCCGAGACTCGGTGCTGCCAAATACCAAGCGGCAGACGGGTCATCGTCGATCATCGAAGACCTAGCAGAGCAGGACATGGTATTTGTCCCGGCACCCGGCCTTGAGATTGAGGACGGTTTGCAGGCACTGCTCTCAAAAATGTCGTGGGATACGTCAAAAGCTATGGACGGCATCAACCGTCCTCATTTCTATATTTCCGACGAGTGCGAGAACATCATTCATGCTCTGAGCGAATACACTGGCGATGGTGGATTGAAAGAGGCATGGAAGGATCCGATTGACGTCCTGCGCTATGCCGCAATTGCTGGCATAGATCATGTAGATAGTTCAGAGATTAACGTAACAACATATGGAACAGGTGGCTACTAAACGAAAAGAAAAAGCAGAAGAGATCATTAACAGTATTCTTAATAAGGAACCTGTTATTGAACAATCTATTGAGCCGGAACCAGAGCGCTTCGATGTGCGGGTCATACGGCTTGCCAGAAACAAAAAATTTGTCTACGGAGTGCTTGACGGGACGCTGATTGAAATCTTCCTCCCTCGACGCAGGGAGAATTCGATCAACAGGCGCATCACCGTCGTGAGAGCGCCCGAGATCGGCGAAAACAAATACAAGGTATTGCAATGAGCGAAATGGAAAAGATGGAAGGCAACGATGAGCTTATCTACGCATCAGATGAGCCGGATATCGACGCGCTCGCAGATGCATACAATACGACGCTTGGCGATCTCGACACGTATTTCGACACCTGCCTGCGGAGCTACAATGACCGCAGGAATATCTGGGACGGCAAGACCGAAGACCTGAGAAAGTCCGGTGCCACCGCATTCCCATGGCAGGGTGCGTCAGACCAAGAGGTCAACGTGATCGGCGAGCGCATCAATACCTACGTCTCCATCTTTGACCAAGCACTGCAACGCAGTCACATCAAAGCATTCCCGACATCGATGGCATCGATGGCACGCGCAGGTGTCGTCTCGTCATTCCTCAAGTGGATGAAATCATCCTACATCCCAGATTTCAAAAACCAGATGGAGCAGGGTGCAAACTACCTGCTCGAGAAGGGGCTGATGGTCACCTACGTCGGATGGAAGCGTGAGAGTCGCACCTACCTGCAACCAATGACTCTCGATGAGATTGCCGAGCAGGCACCTGAGTTGATCGAGATCATCCTCGACGAGACAAACGACGACATCGTCATCAGCATGCTGCAACAGGCATTCCCCAAGCTCTCTGACAAGCGTGCGAAGAAATGCGTCAAGGAGCTACGCACCAAGGGAGAAACGCAGATCCCTGCACCAAGGCAGAGTGTCGATTGTCCGGTGGCATACGCCTGTGCGCCCGACGGTGAGGTGATTTTCCCGTCCTACGTTTCTGACCCGCAGCGGGCGCCATGGATTTTCTGGAGGTGCTTCCTGACCGCACAGGAGCTTGAGAAAAAAGTGACAAACGAGGGATGGGACGAAGACTGGGTGGAAAATGCCATCCAGAACCTGCGAGGCAACGACTCGATGTTCTATGACGGGGAGAAGATCAAGCGTGCGTCTCTTTTACCCATCGTGGACGAGCAGGAGCTTGTCATGGTGGTCTACGCATATCAACGTCTCATCGACGAAGAGGACGGCTCCGAGGGCATCTATTGCACCGTTTTTCACCCCAACGCAGAAGGCTACGCAAAACATGAATTGCTCAATGGCATGGATGACTATCCATTCGTGGTGACCCGTCTCGCGAACGATCAGAAGCGCATGTATGAGACCATGTCATTCGCCGACATCCTGCGTGGTCCGCAGATGCAGATCAAGACCGAGCGTGACTCACGCATCGACCGTGCATCTTTAGCAACACTGCCACCGATCATGCACCCGGCTGGCCGGCCACCGTCTGACTGGGGACCGGGACGCCGGGTGCCATACCGTCGCCTCGGTGAGATCG